AGACGTTGAAGGGGTGCTTTATAACATGCGCAAAGTCACCGATGAACTCGAAGACTTCGGCATGGTGCCACTAAAAGGCAAGCCGGGCAAAAGAGACCCACAGGTTTTAGAAGAAGGAAAGATATATTTTCATAATTCTGCCCATAGTCGAGGGGACTTTGATAATTTAGACGGATTTACAACCAACCCAGACATGGGAATGACAGTTATTCTCGGTGGTAAAGACGGCATGGCAGATGCGGTCATTAATATGAACATGTACCCGGACATAAACAACCAGTTTGGTGTAGGTTCGTTGCGTTCTCATACTCCGGTAGGCGCTCAAAAATTAATGACAAAAATTAAAAAACCGGTTTTAGACCGACTGGGGATAGAGGTTCACATGTCACCTTCTTATAGCCCTGGTTGGAAAACACAGAAAATGGGTGTGTTGGACAGACATTTTAAGTCTTTGGACAACCAAGCAGGGACAGGTAAGTTTTCAAAACGCTACGACAAACAAAGAAGCGATTACGCAAAACACCTAGAAAAAGCGGAAAGAGGTTCTCAGGAAAAGTTGGTAAACTGGTATAAGCACCATGGGTTTGAGTTTGTCAGCGGGGACAGAGGTTCCATGGTCCGTCGTCCACAGCCCTATAAGCAAGTACCAAAAATACCCAAAAAAGGACTGGGCGGCCTCATCACAAATTACAAAGCGGGTTTGCGAAGACCGTGAAAGTTCTATAAACTGATAACATATAAATCTGGAGAGAGAAAATGGCGAAAGCACCTAAAATCGTTAAAGGCTTAGACATTAAAGGCCAAGGCTTTGTTCCTTACGCGAAAACCAAAGAGATGAAAACCAGCAAGGGACCACAGCCCGGCGCCGGCAAAGGTAAGTCAAGAGGCGGAAAGTCAGCGGAAAGAGGCACCAACTTTACTGGCGTTTACTAAAACCAATGGCATTCGAGGAAATCAACAAGCCGACCAACATTGATCGGGTCACGGACCTTATTGATCTGGATATTGAAGCCGGACAAGAGGTCGAGATCGACGAACCTATTCCTGAAGGCGGAGACGTAGAAGTTAGTTTTGCGCGAGACGGCAGCGCGGTTCTGGACTATGCCCCGGATGAAATGAATGTTGAGGCGATGATTCCTTTTAACGCCAACCTAGCTGATTATATAGATGAGTCGGAACTTGGAGCAATAGCGGCGCAACTCCTCGGTGATTTTGAAGAAGACCGCATGAGCCGTGACGAATGGGAAGATGCCTATGTCAAAGGACTGGATCTTCTCGGGTTTAAATACGAAGACCGCGATCGACCGTTCCCGGGCGCAAGCGGTGTCACCCACCCCCTATTAGCGGAATCCGTTACCCAATTTCAAGCGCAAGCGTTCAAAGAACTGCTCCCTGCACAGGGTCCGGTAAAAACAGAAATTATTGGACTAGCTACTCCGGAAGTTGAAGCGCAGTCCGATCGTGTGCGCGAGTTTATGAATTATGAGATTACTTGTGTCATGGAAGAATACACACCGGAAATGGACCAATTGCTGTTCTATTTACCCCTAGCCGGTTCTGCTTTCAAAAAAGTTTACTACGATCCCTCTTTGCAAAGAGCCGTTAGCAAATTTGTTCCGGTTGAAGATTTAGTGGTGCCGTATGCGGCCAGTGATTTGGAAACTTGCCCAAGAATTACGCACATTGTAAAAATGAACTACAATGAGATTCGTAGTCAACAGTTGTCCGGATTTTATCGAGACATAGAAATTACCCCAACCTACACCAGTACCCAAACAGTGACCCAAGATAAAGTCGAAGAGATCGAGGGCATTAGCGGTTCGGGCAACGACATGATGTATGAACTGCTGGAGTTTCATGTCTCAATGGAAATGCCGGGGTTTGAAGATTCAGATGGGCTACACCTGCCTTTCATTATAACTATTGACAGAACGTCTAGTCAGGTGCTCTCTATTCGACGCAACTATTATGAAAACGACCCACAAAAAAGAAAAATACCTTATTTTGTACACTACAAGTTTCTCCCAGGACTGGGTTTCTACGGCTTTGGTTTAATCCACATGATCGGAGGACTCTCTCGAACCGCAACAGCGGCCCTCAGACAACTCATAGACGCAGGAACCCTGTCCAACCTCCCCGCCGGTTTTAAAGCTCGGGGCATAAGAATAAGAGACGATGAGACACCTTTAGAACCCGGAGAATTTAGAGACGTAGACGCACCAGGCGGAGCGCTAAAAGATTCTTTGATGCCTCTCCCTTATAAAGAGCCAAGTGGAACTCTGTTTCAATTAATGGGCTTTTGTGTTGAAGCCGGTCAGCGCTTCGCTGCCATTACAGACATGCAAGTGGGCGAAGGAAACGACCAAGCGGCAGTCGGAACAACGTTAGCGCTCATGGAACAGGGGACCAAGGTCATGTCCGCGGTCCATAAACGACTGCATTACGCGCAAAAAACAGAATTTAGAATATTAGCTAGAGTTTTCTCAGAGTTTCTTCCACCAGAATACCCTTATCAGGTTGTTGGTGGAAATCAAATGATTAAGCAACAGGACTTTGACGGTCGTGTTGACGTTATTCCGGTCTCTGATCCAAACTTTTTCTCTTTTGCTCAACGTATTTCTTTGGCGCAACAAGAACTACAGTTGGTACAAAGCAACCCAGACATACACAACATCAAAGAAGCGTATCGTCGAATGTACACGGCCCTTGGTTCACAGAACATTGAAACGCTGATCTTGCCTGATCCACCTCCACCGCAACCCACAAGCCCGGCTTTAGAAAATGCTGCCGCTTTAATGGGCGCACCTTTACAGGCGTTTCCGGAACAAGACCACGATGCGCACATTGAGTCGCACATCACGTTTTTAGAAAACCCCATGGCTACAATGAACCCTATGGTGGCAACGTCTTTATTATCAGATATTTTTCAACACGTTGCCTTTAAAGCAGAAGAGATCGCGGAACAACAACTACAGCAAATGGCGCAAGAGGACCCACAACTACAACAACAGTTGATGCAAGAGCAACAGATGATGCAGCAACAGCAAATGATGTTACAACAAGGCGGCGGAGGAACCTCACAACCCATGCCGCCTAACCCTGTGAGAGAAGAACTTAAAGCACAGGTAGAAGCGAACTTATTAGAAGAACTAATGCCGAGAATCAATGAAGTGATGGAGGTTCCTCAAGGCAATGAGGGTGTGTTGGAATTGAAACAACAGGAACTTATGATAAGATCACAAGAGAACGAAGACGATAAACGTATCGCTGAAGAGAAATTAGACCTTGAGCGAGAAAAAATGAATGTACGGGAAGAAACCGACGAAGAGAAGATGCGAAGTCAAGAAGACATTGCAGCCCTTAGAGCACAGGTTTCCCGTGAAAAAATGGAGCAAGCTAAAAACAAAGGAAAATAATGCCAATCTCTTACGAAAACCCTTGGGACAACCCTTTATACGACCCGCCTAAATACGACAAGGACCCTAAAATTGGGGACCCACAAGGACCTCCTCCTGATGCTTCGGCGGGGGCGGAAGCATTTTTAAATCCGGACGGCACGCTAAAACAAGAATACTTAGACCCTATTCTCGAGCAAATTTCCGGTTCCCCTTATTTTCAAGCCTTGGCGGGAGAACAACCCGATCTAAGCGGCTTTGCCCAAACCAGTGATTTAGATAAAGCCATTGCAGGAGCCCTTGCCGGATATAACTTAGAGGGCCCGGACTTAAGCGGCTATGCTCAAAGAGGGGACGTGCAGTCAGCCATAAGCGACGCCCTTGGAGGTCTCGGTCTTGACAACTATATGAGTCTACAGGACTGGGAACAACAGGCGGAACAGTTTGTGGGACAAGACATGATCCAGAACATGATAAACGACGCTGTGTCTCGCGGACTTACCTCAGAGGAAATCCAACAAATGATTTTGGATGCGACAGGAGGAACAATTACTCCGGAACAGGTTCAACAAATGATTGATACCGCTACTGAAACAATGCCTGGCGTTGAACAAATCCAGCAAATGATTAACCAGGCCCTAATGGACGGACTTTCCCCACAAGAAATACAAGACATGATTGCGGAGTATTTAGCGGCGAACCCTATTGAGGGGATAACGCCTGAGACAGTACAACAAATGATTGATGCAGCGGTCCAAAACATAAGCGCAGGCGAGGAAGGTCTAACCCAAGACGCCGTTCAACAGATGATTGATGCAGCTATGGCTGAAGGAATGTCTGTGGACCAAGTACAACAAATGCTTGGTGACTCCGGTTACATGACACAAGAGCAAATTCAGCAAATGATGGGAGAGTCTGGGTATTTAGGACAGCAAGGAGTGGACGCTTCTGTGCAAGCGGCTCTTGATGCTGCTTTAGGCGAAGGCGGATCAATTAGCTCTGCAATAGCCGCAGCTATGCAAGGGGCTGGTGGAAGAGTGAGCCCAGAGGACCCAACACCTCCTACAACACCTCCTGTAGACACAACCATGAATTTTACGCAACCCTACACCCCCGGAAGCTTTCCAACAAACCCTTATATGACTATAAACCCTTATAGTATGTTAGGAAGTAACCAGTTTACTGGAACGACGCCGTTTGGTGGAGGAACCGCAGGCACAACCGGGGCCTCTACACCCCAAGGAATAGCAGGACTAAATCTTGGTGACGCATCACAATATAGTTTTGATATACCTACAACGCCTGGAGCAGAC